GGGTGAGGGTACTGGCGTTCGTCCGGCATTGCTGCCCGTTTTCCCCTCGTTAATTAAAACTTCCAAGTAATAGCTTTTACCGCCCACATTTGAGCAGTTTGAGCTTCTGTAATGGCAACACTAGCCATGCGTTTGACCTCGGGGTTATCCGTAAGGTTTCGCAAATAGTTCATGCGATCAATAACGGCAGCAAACTCTTGTTTGCACTTGTCAACCTCATGGCTATTGCTTGGGTTAAATGTAAGACCTACGGCTTTTTCGCCATAAGACATTTCTCGTTCATCACTCATTTTTATTTCCTTAAAATGGTGAAGGTACTCGCTGCGTCTGTGAACGGCTTAATTAGCCGCTGCCATACCCTTGGCAGGGTCACAGCATCCGCTTTCCCCTCGAATATCAGAAACAATTAGTACTGCAAGACCTGAACTGGCCTTCGCCATAACAGCAAGTGGTGCAAGTGACCATTTTGCCGTTGTACATATATGTATGGGTTGTGCATGAAGCCCAAACCATTGATGCAACTGTTGCTAGATAAATACCAATTACAAATTTTTTCATGTTAGTTCCTTAAAAAGGGATTGAATCTTCCATATCATCAAATCCACTGCTCTTAGATTTTCGGGTAGGGGTAGAACTTGATCTTGCAGGTTTCTCGCCATCAAATGGCTCTTTACCATTAATCCAGCCATCCCAACTATGAACTGGCAAAACATCAATTTTGAATGAGATATTACCCTCATCATCAATAAATACTGATCCGCATTTGGAATAGCGTTTTCTCATTTCACCAGTATTTTTGTCTTTGTATTCACCCACTGTTGCAATTGCGTCTAAGCGTTTCATGTACTTTCCTTCATTTTCTCTTTGTATGCCTTGATGGCAGACCTTACCTTACTATCAGGCTTGAGCGTATCCCAAACCCTAATGCGAACTTCGTTATCCGAAATGGATTCCCATTCGCCATACATACCAGCTTCATCACTGGCATCGTATCTCTCTTTAATGGCAGCTACTACCGCATCAATAATGGTTGTATCAAACTCTGGCAGGTCCTCACCACTATAAATGTAAAGTCCAAGGCCATGCAGTGCCAGTGCTTTAGTCATGCATCGCATGATTGCAGTATTGACATTAAAGCTATCCAACTTAGTTGTTACTTCTTTGCCATGCTTGTTGATGGTTGTCACGCCTTCAATTGTGATTGGCTTGTTGTAGCTATCCATTACAGGCAACATACAAGTCATTGGTTTGCCAAACATGGTAACTGTGACCCACACCATGCCAGTGCCATTGATATCCATGTAGCACTTGTCACCAAACATTTGAACTTGAAAGTGTGCGCTAGGATCGGCCTTGAGAGCTTCAGCCCATGCCCATGCCCAACTTAAATAAGTGAGGTTGTTTTTCTTCTCTGTATGCTCGTTTACATTGAGCTTGAGTAAATCAGTTACTGTCATGTTATACCTTGTGATTGCGGAAAGCGTTGTCGTATTCTTCTTTGATGATTTCTAACTGCGTATCGTCATCAAGGTCTTTGAAATCCACCCAATCCATTTCACCGCAGCAGACAAACTTTTTGCCTTTAGGTGTGACGCAGTATGGGCAGTATTGCTCGTGAGCGTATTGCTCTTTGTATTCGATGATGTAGTTATTCACGATATCACCTTGCCGTTCAATTAGATTTTTGAGCATCGAATCGTTGGATTTTCTTGGCAAGCAACCAGTTATCGCCAAGGTATCGCACAGAGCGAACCCATTGACGTTGGTAGCTGCGTATTGTTTGAGGTGGGGCTTGGTATGTCTGAAAAAGGTTACGGACATATTTTAGAGCTACTGTGTTCATATTACTTTCTCCTTAGTGAAGTGAATCAAATGCTTTTTCGTGAAGTAGGTCACTGTTTTCTTCGGCTAGTTTGTCTAGTTCCGAATCAGTGAGTGGTGTTCCATCTTCGTAGCAAGCGTAACTGAAATACGCATCGCACAAATCAGGATAATCCCTAGTGCTGACACCATCAACTTCGATGTCTATTACTTTTCTGCCGTTTAGTGTTGCCATTACTTTCTCCTTAAAGAGCCTCTAATATGCCATGGGTGTTTAAATAAAAGTATTAGGACAAACCCTAATAGACAACAGATTTATTTTTGATAGGCTATTGGCATGAACATCGAACAATCTGAACAAGACTGCGCTGAAGCTTTACTAGCTTACGCCTATAGCTTAGTTATAACTTATAACCAACATGAGGGTGACAGAGATGCTGCCATGGTTGGTTTGATGGCTAGAGCTTTAGAAATTTATGTGGAACGCCCAATAAGCATTTCAGGGATGTACCAATGACTAATAAAAATGAACCAGCATTTCCAGTGAGCGCTCTCGTTTACAACGAGGATGGCAAAGATCCCACAACAATCATTCATGATGGCATGACATTGCGTGACTACTTTGCGGCTAAAGCTATGCAATCAATTCTTAGCTCCGATAGATATCTTGGCCTCATTGGGATCAATAGATTTGAACAGCGTACTGCTGAGGATGCATACAAAATGGCAGATGCAATGATGAAAGCAAGAACAGAATGAAAACTGCCGACAAGTTTGATCCTGCCATCCAGTGTGAGGGAAAACATCCTTACCCGACATTTTCTTCAGCAGAATCGACAATCTCTAAAAAACGAGATAATTCATTCCAGATTTACAAATGCCCACACTGTCACTTCTTTCACATTGGGCATTCAACGACTAAGTTTAGGAACTTGAAACGAGGACCTAAATAATGTATTATGGAATCCAGCTAGGTCGGACTAATTACCCGAGCGAAAAGAGTTACCCCTTCTCCTGCTGGCAATTCCTTTAAGGGTGTTTTAAAAAGCGGCACACATTATGGCTAACCCATGGTTTCGGCTCTATTCAGAGTTCGCACACGACCCTAAAATTCAAATGCTTTCAGAGGCAATGCAAAGACGATATGTCATGCTGCTTTGCCTTAGATGTAGCGAGACACTTGAAACGTTACATGAAACAGAGATAGCGTTTCAATTACGTTTGTCAGAGAAAGAATTAGAAGAAACAAAACTATTGTTTATCAGTAAGAAATTTATTGATAGGCAGTGGAATTTGTTGAACTGGGACAAACGTCAATTTGTATCAGACTCAAGCACAGAGCGGGTTGCAAGGCATCGACAGAAAAAGAAACAGGCAAGTAACGCTACTGAAACGTTACAGGAACGCCCAAGTAACGCTATAGATACAGAAACAGATACAGACAAGAAACAGAATAATAGAAAGCTCGGCTCACGCCTCTCTAAGGATTTACTTTTTACAGGTGAATGGCTTTTGTTTTGTAAACAGGAAAGGCCTGATCTGCAGCCACTGAGAACATTTGAGCAATTCAAAGATTATTGGGTTGCTCAACCTGGTCAAAAGGGTGTGAAGCTTGATTGGGATGCTACTTGGCGTAACTGGGTTAGGAACACCAATGCACCAAAGCAAAACCCTGCCGACATTGTGAAGCTCACTGTTCCATCATCAAATGAGCCAGACCCTGCTTTGGAGAAAATCAAGGCAGATGAAAAAGTTACTCGGCCTCCAACACCTGAGGAACGAGCAATTTTGAACGCTTACCGGAGAAAAGCATGAAGGTCATCCCAATTAATAGTTTTGAGGTTGAGCCTTGGTTATTGCAAAAACACTATGCCAAACGTATGTGCCCAATTTCCTATGATTTTGGTCTTTATGTTGATGAACATCTAGTTGGTGTTGTGACCTATGGGGTTCCAGCAAGCCCATTTCTTTGCATGGGAATTTGTGGGTCTGATTACAAAGACAAAGTTTTAGAACTAAATCGTCTTTGTTTAAATGATGGTGTTAAAAATGGCGCTTCATTTTTGGTCAGCAAAAGTTTAAAAATGTTACCCAAACCAACCATTGTGGTGTCTTATGCTGACACAGCCATGGGCCATGTTGGATACATTTACCAGGCTAGCAACTTTTTGTTTACTGGCACAACAAAAGAACGCACCGACATGGCTGGCGAAGATGGGAAGCATAGTCGTCACAACTTTGGTATTTCTGAAATCAGAATTAACAGAAGCGCCAAGCATCGTTACGTTTATTTTGTTGGCAGCAAAAATCAAAAGAATAGTTTGCTTAAACAATTGAACTATGAGGTTTTGCCATATCCCAAAGGCGAAACACAACGATATGACGCTGGAACAACTGTAAAAACCCAACAACTTTTATTTGTATAAATGTATTGAGGAGCAAAGTATGAATATTTACTTAATCTGTAAACACAGAACATTCAATGATGGTTGGGGTCATGGTGTTTATAAAGAATGTTTAATTGTTGATGTTTTGCAAAATAAAACAATAGCAAATTTATGCGTTAAAGATTTAAACAGCAGGTCAAAAAAATATTGGTACTCTGTTAAAAAAATGGTGGTTGCCATATGACTCACAAAGAAGCAATGAGAATCTTGGACAAGGTTAAAGACGGAGTGCCTTACCCAATCAAAATTATCCGCATGGCCTTGGAGTTAACTGGTGACCTTCAGCAGACGCAACATTGAAAACCCAAGCGATAGAGTTGTACTGGAGCAAGCAGAGGCCAGAGAACTCTTTCACAACTGGGAACACAGCCAAAACCGAGATTTGATTCGTGCCAGACTGGAAAGGGCAGAGCGAATCTACGGCAGAGGCGCTAGAGACAGAATTAGGGCTTACATGGCACAAATGAAAGAAGGAACACTCGAATGAGCTTCATGGTCACATACCTTGTCGAAGGTAACCCTGTCGGCAAAGGTCGCCCAAAGTTTGCAAGGCGGGGTAACTTTGTTTCTACCTACACACCCACCAAAACCCGAGATTATGAGGACCTGATCAAGGACGCTGCCAAACAAGCCATGGGAAGCAATGAACTCCTAGAAACGCCTGTAACAGTCGCAATCTACATCACAGTACCAATCCCTTCCTCATACTCCAAAAAACGCACAGAGGCCTGTTTAAGCGGTTCTGAGAGGCCAATTAAGAAGCCAGACATAGACAACATTGCGAAATGCTTCTTAGATGCCATGAACGAGATCGTTTACAAGGATGACACTCAAGTCCTGACCCTGCACATAACCAAGGTCTATGGCAAATATGGATGTGTCGAGGTCATGGTCAAAGAGGATTTGGACTAAGGGTAAGTCCTAATACAAATATTCAAGAATTCAAGATACAGTGACTACATCAACAAGGAGAAAGTAATGCACACAATCGAATTTCAAGGCACAACAGGTGCTGGCAGTGTAGAAGTTAATGTCACTATGTCTTTCGAGGCAGACAAATATACGTCTTGGGCTGAGAACATCGACATGGTCACATTCAACGGCATAGACATCATGGGCTTGATGACTGAGGAGCAGTTCTCAGAGCTTGAAGCTCAAGGTATGGAGGCCATCAAAGCCCAGCGTGAGTGGCAAATCGTGAACTACGAGCCATGAGCAACAAAGTAATCTGGACACTAGTGGCTATTTACTTAGCCCTTTCTTGGACTTGGATGATTGGACTATTCTTATGAACACACCCATGCCTGATGACTACATCAAACGCCACCTAGGACCATGGCGGTCTTTGGAAGAGATTGTGAGGTGGGTGGAAGCCTACCATGGCATCTATGAACCAAAGTCTTGCCCACCTTGTAACAACCACTGTAACCAAGGGCGTGACTGCCCTGCAAAAAAATGATGCCACAAATTGATATGGGTGCAACCTTCTCAGCCAATAAGTTCAAGCTTTGCACCAAGTGCGACACATCCAAACCACCTGAGGGTGGCATTGAGATGGGGTCTAAATGGATATGCCAACCATGTTGGAACAGAAAGATAACCGGATCAAACCTTAAACAAAACCGCACCAACAGGACTAAAACATGAGTAAAGGCTCAAGCCCTCGCCCTTTCGCAGTCAGTAACCAAGAATATCAAAACCGATGGGATGCCATCTTTGGCAGAGACAATGAGAAAAAGAACCAAACGCAAGATGTGGAACCTGCTAGACCCGATAGCACACGCAATAGTGGGAGCAGCGATAACACCTCGCAAGACGCTAGACAAGCTCAGATTCCTTGAGTATTCCGCTTTGGATGCCATCACCAAGGGTCACGGCACTGTGCAAGACTGGAGGACGCTTGTGGACGTTTTGAACCTGTCAGAGGTTATGGCGAAGGGGGGGTTGGGACCCGAGGTTTTGCCAGTTTGCGCCCAAGCTCAAGAAGCCCTGCACAAGGCTGCCATGCGCTATCAGGAAACCATGCGGATGGGCCTTGATGGACCTGGCATTCAGGCAATCAGAGAATTGATCGAGTATGCCGACCTGCAACAAGCAAGCATTTCTCGGGCAGAGTTTGAGATGTATGTGAAAAAAACTCGTGACTACATCAAGTCTAACAGCGACAGGGTGGTGGAGATCGTATGAGTTATTTTGAAGACTTGCCACCGGATATCCTGCAAAGAGCGTGGGAGATCATGGAGAGAAACAGGAAAGAAGCTTTGTCAAAGAAGCTTGGCAGACCTGTTTTGGACTGGGGTGGTAAGCGTAAAGGTGCTGGTAGGCCAAGACAGCTTATCTACCGCACAAAGGTAGAACTCAACCTGAATGCCGTGCAAAAGAAAGTACTGGCTGAGATGGGTGAAGGCAGTATCGATAAAGGTATAGAAAAGTTAATTAACGAGGCAATGTAATGGATAACCCAGCACACAAAGCAATAGATTTCATTCTGACAAACGCATCAAAGTATGCCCAAGCCAAGGCCACTCGGGTGCAGCTCGAAGAGTATCGCAAGTCAAAGAAGGCCATTCTGGGAAACCTAGAAGAGGGGTCACTTGGGGCCAAAGAGATGTTTGCCTATGCTCACCCTGAGTACATTCAGCTTTTGATGGACATCAAGCAAGCCATTGCAGAAGAGGAAGAGCTGAAATACAAGCTTGAGGCTGCCAAATTGCGGGTGGAAGTGTGGAAAACCGAAGAGTACACAAAGCGGGTGGAGATGAAGCTATGACACAAGATGAAATCATTGAGATGGCTAGACAGACGCAAATGCCTTTCTATTGGCGTACAGGTGAAATCACATACTTGGACAAACTTGAAGCCTTTGCCAAGCTAGTAGCACAGCATGAGCGTGAGGCGTGTGCAAAGGTATGTGAGGCGCAACTTAATGAGGGTGAATGTCCAGAACGAGCTCAGTATTGTGCAGATGCCATTCGAGCAAGGGGACAAGCATGACACCTTTAATTCGTGAAACAATCAAAATGGCTTTTGATGGTGGCATAGACCCTACCGAAATTCAATGGTTTGATTTATCGGGTTATGTAGACGATAGAAGCCATGCTGTTACCGAACCATTGATGAAATACCGC